AATAAGAGGAATGCACGGTGTTTTAGCTGGTGCAGGAAATTTAACTTTTAGAGACGGTTCTGCAACTGGAACAGCGTTACTAACTTTATCTGCAAGTGCAGGAGATCTAGATCCATATATTCCAGATGATGGAGTATTATTTCCTAATGGAGCGTTTTTAACTGCTGACCAAGGCGACATCACAGGTTTAACAGTATTCTACGACGGGTAGGAGGTTAGATGGCTAACACTACTTCAAGGTCTTATACTTTTGATAAGAACTTAGGCATAGACGAAATTATTGAAGATGCATATGAAAGAATTGGTATGCAAGGTGTTTCTGGCTATCAATTAAAAACTGCAAAAAGATCTTTAAACGTTTTATTTTCTGAATGGGGTAATAGAGGACTTCATTTTTGGGAAGTAAAAAATCAAAATGTTACTTTAGTAGATGGTCAAGCTACTTACAATTTTTATAGATCACCGAGTGATGGAACTTCTGATGGAGTTAGCACAACTCTTAGTGCAGGAATAAATGCAACAGCCACAACTATTGCTCTTACTTCTACAACTGGTTTTGCTACTTCAGGAACAATTTTAATTGGTACAGAAGAAATTACATATACAGCTATTTCAGGTTCAAATTTAACTGATTGTGTTAGAGGAGTTAATGGTACAACTGCAGCTATTCACAGCACAGATGATGCTGTTGCTCAATCTCCAAGAGGGATGACAGACATTCAAGAAGCTAATTATAGGGTAAAATCTACTTTTGTAGATACACCAATGACTAAAATTAGTAGATCTCAATACCAAGCTTTTTCTAACAAAACAGACAAAGGTTTGCCAACTCAATATTGGGTACAAAGATTTATTGATAGAGTTAGTTTAACTTTATACTTAACACCGGGAGCAGCTCATGATGGAAATTATATTAATTTTTATTACACAAAAAGAATTGATGATGTAGGGGCTTACACAAATGCTAGCGATGTTCCTTACAGATTTATTCCTTGTATGATTACAGGACTTGCGTTTTATCTATCACAAAAATACGCACCACAAAGAACTCAAGAAATGAAGATGTTATACGAAGATGAGTTATTAAGAGCAGAAGATGAAGATGGTTCTTCTAATTCAACTTACATAGCACCTAAAATATATTATCCTGGTGTTGCCTAATGAGTAGTTTTTCACAAGGTAAATACGCTCTTGCAATATCAGATCGTTCTGGTTTGGCATTTCCATATAATGAAATGGTCAGAGAATGGAATGGAGCCCTGGTTCATGTTTCAGAATTTGAGCCTAAACAACCACAGTTACAACCAAAACCAACTAATGCCGATCCACAAGCTTTACAAAGAGCTAGACCTGCACGAACAGAATTTCCAACTGAAGATTTTTTACCAGACAATCCTCTAGTAACTGCATCTAATACTACTTTAAAAATTAATTTTCCAAATGGGGACTTACAAGTAAACGATCAAATTAGATTACGTAATATTAAATCACCTGTTGGTGGGGTTGCAATTGCTACATTGCAATTATCTACAACTTTAAATGGAGATATTACAGCTACAGCAGACTCAATTGTTTTAACAGACGGATCACAATTTCCAACGAGTGGTTTTATTGTTATTGAAAAAGTAAATACTGAGGGTTCTTTTGTAAACGAAACTATTGAGTACACAGGAAGGTCTTCAAATACTTTAACTGGTTGTGTGCGAGGTACTTCTGCTCCATATAGAGGAGTTACATTTGAAAATACTACAGCTGGCACACATGCAAGTGGAGCAAAAGTTTTTGGATCTTATAAAGTAGCTTCTTTAAATACAACACAAGTGCTTGGAACAGGACAACCTCAATACAGCACTCAATTTGATGGATTAAATGTAACATTAATTACTGCTGCTGGCAGTACAGAAACAGGAGGCGGTTTTCAGTGTACAATTGGACCCGTTAATGATAGAGCTTAATTATGGCCGGATATACTTACTCAAATTTAACTGACGATATTAGAAACTATACAGAAGTTTCATCAACTGTTTTAACACAAGCTATTATTAATAGATTTATTGAAAATGCAGAATTTAGAATTAATCAAGAACTTCCTATGGATGCTGATCGATTTGTTCAAGAAGGTAATTTAGTTATAAATAAAAATACTATTAATTCTCCAGCTGGAGCTTTATTTATTAGAGGGGTAGAAGTATTTGATTCTACTACAAGCACAGAAGATGAGGGAAAATGGTTAGAGAAAAAAGATCAAACATATTTATCAGAGTATGTAGACAGATTAACTGGTCCAGAAGGAGACTTAACTAGTCAGCCAGTAACCGGTTTTCCTAAATATTACGCCATGTTTGGCGGAGCTACAGGAACTACTGACAGCACATCAGGAGGCCTTTATATAGCTCCTACACCTGCCGCTAATTATAAATTTAGAATATATTATAATAAAATGCCAGGCGGATTAGAGACTAATAATTCAGGTACCTACCTGAGTAACTACTTACCACAAGGCCTATTATATGCCTGCCTAGTAGAAGCTTATGGATATTTAAAAGGTCCAACAGACATGTTGACATTGTACGAAACAAAGTATAAAAATGCTATACAACAGTTTGCAGGTATGCAACTGGGTAGAAGAAGACGAGACGACTATACTGACGGAACAGTTAGAATACCAGTTAAGTCTCCTTCACCGTAAACAAGGAGTAAAATATTATGGCAATATCATCGGCAATATGCAACACCTTCAAACAAGAGTTGTTACAAGGAGGACATAATTTTAATACGTCCGGCTCAACACCTGCAGGAAATGCATTCAAATTAGCACTATATACAAGTTCAGCAAACATGGATGCTACAACAACTGTGTATTCAACTTCAAACGAAACTTCAAATGATTCTGGATCAGCTTATTCTCCTGGGGGAAAAGCATTAGTAAATAATGGTGTAACAGGAAGTTCATCAGCAACTACAGCTTATGTTGACTTTGCAGATTTATCAGGCGGAACTGCTTGGACTTCAGCAACTTTTTCAACAGCTGGATGTTTAATTTATAACACAACTGCATTGTCTGGTTTTACAACTAACCGAGCAGTATGTGTAGTTTCTTTTGGTGGAACTAAATCAGTTTCAGCAGGAACTTTTACAATTGAATTCCCAACAGCTAGTACAAGCGCAGCTATTATAAGAGTTTCATAAGGAGTAAGTCCTTATGGCTGACAAAACAATCACAGTCACAGTAGGAAGCGGCACACAATATATTGTTGGCGGAACGGGTAACGTTTATTATTTTGACGGTTCTCAACCGGCAAGTAATAATGTTGACTGGGTTGTTGATGGTACAATAAGATTAATTCAATCTGATTCTAGTAACGACAATCACCCGCTATACATTACAACTAGTTCTAGCACTAATTTATCAACAGGTCAGGCGGCAATACAGACTTCAAACATAACTTATTATTTAGATGGTGCTTCTAATCAATCTAGTTATTATAATACTACAACTTTTAACGCTGCTTCAGTTCGATACGTAGAATTTAAATTACCTGCAACTCAAAGTTATTGGTCATGTTGGATTCATGGAATTGGCATGGGTGGTTTTTGGGACGAAACTAGTGACACATGGGGTGCTTTAAATTGGGGTGATGGTGAATGGGAGAGACAAGGCAATGCAACTGTTGCTATATCAAGCAGTTTTAATTTAACAACAGCTCTTAACGCAGCAGATGTTGCAGCAAATCCTTCTCCAGGTTGGGGTACAGAAGCATGGGGAGAAAATGGTTGGGGTAATGTTTTAGGTGGTACAGAAACTTTACCAACATTTACAGCTTTAAGCACGAGTGTAGGATCTTTAACTACAGGTGTTGAAACTCCGGTAGTCATAACAGACAGCTTTAATATAACTGGTGCTGTTGGAACACTAGATACTAAATTTGATTTTAATTTAACTCTTACTGAAAGTTTATTAGTTTCTACCGCTCAAGGAACATTAGATATAAACGACGGATCAGATCAAGATGTTGGTTTAGAAAGCTTTAGTTTAACTACAAATGTAGGCGCAATTGCTCCAAGTGATGTTGTAGGATTATCGTTAGATGAAGGGTTAACTATACGAGTTGGCAATTTATTAGATGAAACAAGAACAGATGTAACTTTAACGTCCCCTGGTGCTTTAAGCACAGCTTTAGGTACTTTAACAGTGCCATCTATGGCTGTAGGTATTACAGATAGCTTTAATTTAACAGGCACAGTAGGGTCTATAAGTCCTGTAGAACAGACCGTTGGATTAACTGGGCTTGAATTAACAACCGTTTTAGATACTGCACAATTTGCAACTACTGGATATACAGATGTTGACATAACTGGAAATACATCTTATACAGACATTAAGCATGTAAATCAGGCGTAGGAGAAAATTATGAGCTCAACATACAATTATTTAGGAATTGAACTAATGGCCACTGGCGCAAACGCTGGTACATGGGGAACAAAAACTAATACAAATTTAAACATTATTCAACAAGCTGCAACAGGATATCATTCACAATCAATAGCTGGTGGTGTTCAAACAACTGATTTATTAATTACAGATGGAGACTCTACTTCTACAACAGATAGTTTAACTAATGCTGCTAGAAATTTTGTCATAGAATTAACAGGAACTATTTCAGGTAATCAAATAGTCACTATTCCAAATGGAGTAGAAAAATTTTATTGTTTTAAAAATTCAACATCGGGTGCATACACAGTTCAAATTAAAGGTGCAAGTGATTCAGGAGCTGGATATACTTTTGCAGCAGTTGATAAAACTAGTGTCCTTTTATATATTAATGGTCAAGACGTAGTAGCTGTATCAGATGCTACAGAACCAGCAGGTACAACAGGACAAGTTCAAATTAACACAAATGGTGCTTTTGCAGCAGTTTCTGAAGGAACTAGCGGTTTTGTATTAACATCAAATGGATCCGCAGCAGCCCCTACCATGCAAGCTAATGCTGGAATTGGGATAGGAAAAGCTATTGCAATGGCAATAGTTTTCGGATAAAAAACAAAGAGGAAATAAATTATGGCAAATCCAAATATAGTATCAGTAGCAAGTATTTACGGTGAGTCGGTAGGCTGGAATTTAACAGCAACTACAACTACAACTTTAATGACCGTTTCTTCTGGTAAACTAATTAAAATTAATAGAATGACAGTTGCAAATGTTGATGGATCTGCGGCAGCTGACGTTACAGTTTTTATCGACACTAATGTTCAAACTTCATCTGGTGCTACAGTAGCAAGTGGTGCAGCAGATGTTTATTTAGCAAAAACAATTTCAGTGCCAGCCGATGCATCTTTAGTTTTATCTGACACTCCAATTTATTTAAGAGAAGGTGATATATTAAAAGGTGGAGCTAGTGCTGCATCTGATCTAGACTTGTTCATTTCATATGAAGTACTAGACGATTAGGAGGTAATCAGCTATGGCTAATGGCGGAATTATCGGACCTGTAAATACAATCACGTCTTGTGCTCAATCAGAAGTAATAACAACAGTTACGTCAAGCACGCCTTCGGCTGTAACTCTTCAACCTAATACATCAAAAATTAATATTGCAGTTGTTGCCGGCGGTGGTGGCGGTGGTAGTGTTGCAGCAGCAAACATCGGTGGCGGTGGCGGTGGCGGTGGTGGTGTTATAAAAACTTGTTGCGTAGCAGTAACAGGTGGAACAGCTTTAGGAGCAGTAGTAATTGGAGCAGGTGGTGCTACCGATGCAAGTCCTCCTCATGGTACTGCAACGAGTGGATCAAATTCAAGTTTAATAGTAGGGTGTACAACTTATACTGCAACCGGTGGTGGTGGCGGTGGTGGTGGAGCTGGAACTTCGGGTAATTCAGGTGGTTCAGGTGGTGGTACAGCTTTTCCAGTAACAACAGCTGGAGGAGCAGGAACAGCATGTCAAGGAAATGCAGGTGGAGCTGCTGGGCCAACTCCAAATGGATATGCAGGTGGCGGTGGTGGAAAATGCGCTGTCGGAGGTGATGGCGGAGACGCACCAGGTTCAGCTGGTGCAGGTGGAGCAGGTTTAAATGTTGCACCTTTATTTCCAGGATCACCTATTACTGGTGTTGGTGGCGGAGGCGGCGGTGGATATTATAATCCAGCTACTCCAACTGGAAAAGGAGGACTAGCTAATCCCGTTGGTGGAGGTGGTAATGCAGGAGCATCACCCGCTATCCCAGGTAATAATGCAGGAAACGGAACAACAAATACAGGTGGAGGTGCCGGTGGAGGATCATCTGCAAATGGTCCAACATCAGGAGATGGTGGTACAGGTGGACCAGGTGTCGTATTAATTAAAGAACCAGAAGTTTCTGCAAAAGCGTCAGGTGTTTGGCAAATGAATACAGTTTATTGCCAAGTTAAAAATGACAATTGGGTTTATAATAAAGCAAATATAGAATATTTAGTAGTCGCTGGTGGCGGCGGAGGTGGTGCTGGCCGAGGTGGTGGTGGAGGAGCCGGAGGTTATAGAACTTCTTTTTGTAATTCTTGTGCAGGAGTAATAAGTTCTAAATTTGGAACTCTTGCAGTAACGGTAGGTGCTGGTGGAGCTGGTGCAGTTAGTCAATGTGCTCAAGGTACCACAGGAACTGATTCAATTTATGATACAATAACATCCGCAGGTGGCGGAGGTGCTGGTAGTGGACCGCCAGGTAGTCAACCAAACATGTCAGGAAAAGACGGTGGATCTGGTGGTGGTGGAGCTGGAAGCGCAGATGTTACAGGCCCTCACCCTGGTGGAACAGGAAATACTCCTGCAGCCCCAGCAGCTTTAGGAGGACCTCAAGGTAATCCTGGAGGAGTTGGAGTTTCTACTGGATCAGTAGAGGGTGCAGGTGGTGGCGGTGGCGCTAATGCAGCTGGATCTGCAGGTACAGGTTCTGCTGGTGGAGCTGGTGGAGCTGGTAAATCAAATTCAATTACAGGAACAGCTACAACATACGCTGGTGGTGGTGGTGGCGGTGGCCAAGGACCAGCAGGTGCTGGTGGAGCTGGTGGTGGAGGAGCAGGTGGATGTGGCCCTTGCGCAGCAGCTGGAACAGCTAATACTGGCGGTGGTGGCGGCGGTGAATCTGGCGGAGGAACTGGTCCTTTCGGTAATGGTGGTGGTTCAGGAATCGTAGTTTTAAAAACAACTACTCCTTTTACAACATGTAGTGCATGTGCCCCTGTAACATATGACGGAACAAATTATATAGGAACATTTAAAGCATCAACAAACATAAACGTAGGTACAGCTAACCCATTTAGCGCTCTTGATTATTTAGTAGTAGCTGGTGGTGGAGGTGGTGGTGGCCAAAGAGGTGGTGGAGGTGGAGCCGGTGGTGTAAGAGGTAATTTCCCTGGCGGAACAAAAATTTATTTAGCACCAGGATCAAATGCAGTTACAATTGGAGCTGGTGGTGCTGCAGCTGGTAGTGCACCTTGTGTGGCACAACCAGGTAATTCTGGGACAGATTCTACAGTATCATCTATAACAGCTACAGGTGGTGGTGGTGGAGCTGGTGGATCTGCAAATGCAAAATCAGGTGGTTCAGGTGGTGGTGGAATGGGAGCTGGAGGTAATCCTTCAGATGCTGGAGGCGCTGGAAACACTCCTCCTTTAAGTTCACCTATATCTCCTGTTCAAGGTTTTGCTGGTGGAGATGGTTCACCTGGCCCTTATTCAGCTGGTGGTGGAGGTGGAGCAAGTGCTGTCGGTGGAGCAGGTAATTCTCCTCTTTCTAATTCAAACCCTGGAGGTGGAAATGGTGGAGCAGGATTAGCAAATTCTATAACAAATGCTTCTGTAACTTACGGAGGTGGTGGAGGTGGTGGTACTTATACACCTCAAGGTCCAGGAGGATTAGGTGGAGCCGGCGGTGGAGGAGCTGCAGGTTGTACCCCTGCTGTTGCTGTTGCTGGAACAACTTCTACTGGTGGTGGTGGAGGTGGTGGTGCATTTACAAATAGTGGACCTACAATTACCCACGAAATTGGTGCAGCTGGAGGATCAGGAGTGGTTGTTTTAAGAGCCCCTGGACCTGCTGGACCTACTTTTACAGTAGCTCCAGGAACTAATACAAAAGCAACAATACCAGCCCCTGCAGGAGGGTGTACTGTAATGACATTTACTGTAACTGGTACGTTGACAATAAGTTAAAACTTTAATATAAAATAACTTTTAAGGAGTAAAAATATGGCACATTTCGCAGAACTTAAATCAATGACAGATCCTACTGGATTTACGTCAGATACACATCAAGTAGTACAAAGAGTAGTTGTTGTAGGCAATGATATTGCTGCAGGCAGCGGAACTCTTGGAGATAACGATATGCATGTTGACGGAGAAACATGGTGTATTAATTTTTTTAAAGGTGGAAGCTGGAAACAAACTTCTTACAATAATAATTTTAGAAAACAATATTGTGGTATAGGTTTTGTTTACGATTCAACAAAAGATAAATTTTTATCCCCACAACCTTGGGCATCTTGGTCATTAAATAGTGATGATGATTGGCAAGCGCCAGTCACATATCCAACTGACACAACAGATAAAAAAATTAGTTGGGACGAACCTAATCTAAGATGGACTGCAGAAGATATGCAAGATCCACCGAATAATTTTAATTGGGATGCATCAGCGCTAGCTTGGGTATCCGCATAAGGAGACTCATATGGCTAGTCCTTCAGGATCAGCAAACGGCGGTATAATAGGAAAAACGAATAAAACTTCGTTTGGAAAAAATACAGTTACATCTGTAACAGCCACAGGATGTCATACTACACAACCGGGAACTCAAATTGTTAAAGCTTTTTTAGTTGGTGGTGGTGGATCAGGAGCTGCTGATAGAGGTGGCGGAGGTGGAGCTGGTGGTGTCAGAACAATTGCATGTATACCTGTATGTGCTGGAGCAGGAATTCCAGTCGTTATTGGTGGTGGTGGAGCATCAGTAACCGGACCTGCAAAACCAGGAAACGCAGGAACTGTTACAAATATAGTAAGTGCATGTTACCAAGCAGCAGGTGGTGGAGCTGGAATTTATTGTGGAGGTGAACCGAGTGCTGTAAAAGATGGTGGATCAGGTGGTGGAGGTTTATCAAATAAAGCAGGTGGAGCAGGTAATGTACCTCCTACAAATCCTCCTCAAGGAAATCCAGGTGGTGGATATCCTGCAGGAAGTCCTGGATATTTATATGGTGGTGGCGGAGCTGGCGGTGCTGGTGGTCAAGATAATAGTGGACCAGGTGGAAATGGTGGAACAGGAGTTTGTGTTCCAGCTGATTTTCCTTCTCCAATAACTGCAGTTGCTGGTGGTGGAGGATCAGGAAGTGACTCTCCAGGAGTAGCTGGTGGAACAGCCACACAAGGTGGTGGAGCTGGTGGAACAAGACCAGGCGCAGGAAGTCCGGGTACAACTAACACCGGTGGTGGTGGAGGATCAGCAGGTGGTGGACCCACTAATGATGCATCTGGAAATGGTGGACCCGGTATTGTTATCGTTAGAGAAATTAATAAAGCAAGTGGTATGTGGTCCATGCAATCACAATTTGAAGCAAAAGCAGCAGGAACATGGCCTGAAAAATCATTTACAATAGATTATTTAGTAGTAGCTGGAGGTGGAGCAGGAGGAACTCCTGGTGGTAACTCAGCTGGTGGTGGTGGTGGTGGAGGTGTACGAGCTTCTTCAGGAACTTATACAATAGGAGCTGGCCCTGCAGCCCCAAGAACATCAGGTGTTCCTACATTCACTATGTATTCAGGAACTTACAATGTAGTGGTTGGCGCTGGTTCAGCTTCTAAAGCACATCCTGCACCTAACCCAGGAACATCAAGAGGAAGTGATTCAACTTTTGAAGATATTACATCAACAGGTGGTGGAGATGGTGGTCATACACCAGGTGGTGGTGCACCAGGAAACTCTGGAGGATCAGGTGGTGGAGGATCCGGAGGTGGATTAAATAAACCAGGTGGAGCTGCTACACCTACTACTAATCCAGCCCAAGGTAGTGCTGGTGGTAATAGACCAGGAAGTGGACCAGATGGTGGCGCTGGAGGTGGTGGAGGTTTTATGGCTGCTGGAACTAATGCTGTTACAGGAACTACTTCTCCTGGAGGAGCCGGAGGTGGATTTCCAAATGCTATGGGTGTTAAAGGTCAAAATTGTGGTTCTTATTATTATTTCGGAGGTGGTGGAGCTGGAGGTGGAAACACTCCCGCAGCTCCTGATTCTTCTAATGGTGGAGGATTAGGTGGTGGTGGAAATACAGGTGGACCTGCAACAGGACCTGAACCAGCTAGAGCGGGTGCTGCAGGAACAGTTAATACTGGTGGTGGGGGTGGTGGACCTAATAATGGTACGGGTATAGCTGGTGGTGCTGGTGGATCAGGTATTGTAATATTAAGATTCCCGTCAGGAGCAAGTGTAACAGTTTCGCCAGGTACTAATACAGTAACATGTGCGCCAGATGGATCTAAACTTGCAACCTTTACTGTCTCAGGTACAAACACAGTAACTTTTTAATACATCTTTACTTTCTATTTAATTTAAGATAAAACATATGTATAAAGACATATGAACCTTACAAATTATTATTGGTATTTTCAATCAGTAGTTCCTCACAGAGTTTGTGATGATATTGTTAAGTATGGTAAATCTATACAAGATGGTTTAGCTACTACAGGTGGTTATGGAGATCCTAAGAAATTAAATCAAAAACAAATAAAAGATTTAAAAAAGAAAAGAGATTCAAATATTGTTTGGATGTCAGATCGTTGGGTATACAAAGAAATACAACCCTATGTTCATCAAGCAAATGCTAGTGCCGGTTGGAATTTTGATTGGAGTTATTCCGAAGCTTGTCAATTTACAAAATATAATAAAGGACAATATTATGATTGGCATTGTGATAGTTGGGACCAACCCTATCATCAACCTAATACACCATCACATGGAAAAATTAGAAAGTTATCTGTTACTGTAACTTTATCTGATCCAAAAGATTATAAAGGCGGTGAGTTAGAATTTGATTTTAGAAATTTAGATCCAGATAAAAAACCTAATATAAAAAAATGCACAGAAATATTACCTAAAGGATCTTTAGTAGTATTTCCTTCTTTTGTATGGCACAGAGTATGTCCCGTTAAAAAAGGGTCTAGACACAGTTTAGTAATATGGAATTTAGGATGGCCTTTTAAATGAAAAATAAAAAATTAAAACAAAAACAAAGAAAACAAAAAAACAAAATAAGTTTTCCTCAAGAGTTAACTAGAGAAGAATTTTTTAAATGTCCTATATGGTTTGCAGATGAACCAGGGTTTGTAAAAGATTTAAATAAAGCATCAGACAAATATATTGAACAATCTAAAAAAAATTTAAAAAAATCTATTGATGAGCGTAATACAAAATTTGGAGATAAAGGAGACATGGGTCATGTATTTCATTCAACATCATTAATTGGTGATTCTAATTTTTTAGAATTACAAAACTACATAGGTGCAACAGCACATAATTTATTAGTAGAAATGGGGTTTGATTTAACAAACTATCAATTGTTTACTACAGAAATGTGGGTACAAGAATTTGCTAAAAAAGGTGGTGGACACCACACATTACACACACATTGGAATGGCCACATATCTGGTTTTTATTTTTTAAAAGCAGATGAATCTACATCTCTACCTATGTTTGAAGATCCAAGACCAGGAAACATAATGAATCTTTTACCAGAACAAGATAAAACAAAAGTAACTTATGCGTCCTCTCAAGTTAATTATCAAGTTAAACCAGGTAGAATGATATTTTTTCCATCATATTTACCTCATCAATACATTGTAGATATGGGGTATAATCCATTTAGATTTATACATTGGAACTGTCAAGCAATACCAAAAGGAGTGTTAAATGTCGTTTAAAAAAAATAAATACAGTGTTTTAAAAAGAGCTATCTCAAAAGAGTTAGCTGACTTTGTATACAAATATTTTAAAAATAAAAAAAATGTAGCAAGAGTTTTATTTGATACCAAATATATGTCACCGTTTACAGATTATTGGGGTATATGGAACGACGCACAAGTTCCCAACACTTATTCTCATTATGGAGACATAGCTATGGAAACTTTATTACAAGAAGTAAAACCTGTTATGGAAAAACATACGGGATTAAAATTAAGTGAAACCTATTCTTATGCAAGAATATATAAAAAAGGAGATGTATTAGCTCGACACAAAGATAGATACTCTTGTGAAATATCTACTACATTAAATTTAGGCGGAGACTCATGGCCAATATATTTAGACCCTACTGGTAGCGTAGGTCAAGCTGGTGTTAAAGTTGAATTAGATCCAGGAGACATGCTTATATATTCTGGATGTGATCTTGAACATTGGAGAGAAGAATTTAAAGGCACCGATTGTGGTCAAGTATTTTTACACTATAATAAAGCTAATTCAAAAATGGCTAAAGAAAATTATTTAGATAAACGACCATTACTTGGTTTACCTGCATGGTTTAAAGGTATGCAGTTGACAAAATCTAAGAAATAGATTATAAAATAAGCTTGCAGGGGGAACTCCACCACAATTCCCTCTGCTTTAAAACATATTGAATTTCCCTATTATCTGTTATATTACCTACTAAACAGGTTTTTAATATGTTACAAAAATTAGGTTTTCTACCAGGATTTAATAAACAAGTCACAGAAACCGGGGCCGAAGGGCAATGGTTTGATGGGGACAATGTAAGATTTAGATATGGTACACCCGAAAAAATAGGCGGTTGGAGACAACTAGGAGCAGACAAACTTACAGGCGCAGCTCGAGCCCTTCATCATTGGGATGATAATGCTGGTATTAAATACGCAGCTATAGGAACTAATAGAATTTTATATGCATATTCCGGTGGAACATATTACGACATACATCCTATAAGAACTACAATTGCAGGTGCTAATTTTACAAGTACAGCATCTTCAAAAACCGTTACCGTAACTGTTGGAAGTGCGCACGGATTATTAGAAAACGATATTGTATTGTTTGATTCAGTAAGCGGAATTACTGGATCTTCTACTTATACCGATGCCACATTTGAAGATCAAAAATTTATGGTTACTACGGTTCCTACTAATACAACTTTTACTATAACAATGGCTGTGCAAGAATCTGGAACTCCTTTAAGTGGATCGGGATCAGCTTCTGTACTTTGTTATTATACAGTGGGACCAGCTCAACAAGCAGGTGGATTTGGATGGGGTACAGGACTTTGGTCTGGTACAGTTGCAGGACCTGTAACTAACTCTTTAAGCACAGGTATTAATGACGCTGTAACAGTTATACCTTTAAACTCTACAAATGGTTTTCCTTCAACAGGAACAGTTAGAATAGGAACAGAAGATATTTCTTACACTTCTATCAATGGTAATAATTTAGAGGGAGCAACAAGAGAAGTAGATGGTACAACTAAAGACTCTCATCTTAGCGGAGCTGTAGTAACTAATGTAACTGATTATGTTGGATGGGGAGAAGCCTCTTCCGATGACTTTACAATTGACCCGGGTCTATGGGTTTTTGACAACTACGGCACAAAATTAATTGCACTTATTTACAATAGTTTTTGTTTTGAATGGGATGCAGCTGCAACCAATGCAACATCAACAAGAGCAACTTTAATTGCTAATGCACCTACAGCATCACGTCATGTGTTAGTATCTACACCAGATAGACACTTAGTATTTTTTGGGACAGAAACAACTATTGGAGATCCTACCACACAAGACGATATGTTTATTAGATTTTCTTCTCAAGAAAGTATTGATCAAACAGATTCTTATACAGTTAGAGCAGACAATACTGCAGGCACACAAAGACTAGCAGCAGGTTCTAAAATTATGGGAGCTATCAAAGGTAGAGATGCTATCTATTTATGGAGTGATACTTCTTTATTCTTAATGCAATTTGTTGGTCAACCATTTACATTTTCTTTCTCACAAGTCGGTACCAACTGTGGATTACTTGGCAAGAATGCGTGTGTTGAAGTTGATGGCACAGCGTACTGGATGTCAGAAAACGGATTTTTTACTTACGATGGTCAATTAAAATCTATGCCATGTCTTGTAGAAGACTTTGTTTACGATAGTTTAAATAGCACACCAAGAGATTTAATTTTTGCAGGGGTAAATAACTTGTTTGGTGAAGTTACTTGGTTCTATCCTAATGGTGGATCAGAAGTAGTTAATAGATCAGTTACATATAACTATTTAGATTCTTCTGTTAAACGTCCTATATGGACTACAGGAAGTTTAGCTAGAACAACGTGGCAGGATTCTGCAGTATTTGCTAAACCGCATGCAACTTATTATAGTATAACAGACGATGCATCTTATGATGTTACTGGCAACACGGATGGTAGTTCAATATACTATGAGCAGGAATCAGGGACCGATCAAATAACTGCTGGTGGAACTACAACTGTAATAGCTGGAACAATTACATCAGGAGATTTTGATATTACACAAAGAAGAAGTAACACAGGACAAACTGTTGGAACACCAGACCTTAGAGGGGACGGAGAATTTATAATGAGAATTAGTAGAATTATACCAGATTTTATTTCTCAAACAGGAAATACACAAGTTAGTTTTTTAACTAGAGATTATCCTAACAACTCTGCAACCACTACAAGCTTTACAACTACTACAAGCACTGATAAAATTGATACACGACTACGGGCTAGATCAATTGCTATAAAAGTATCTAACACAGCCGTAGCTGAAGATTGGAAACTAGGAACATTTAGACTAGACATACACCCTGGAGGAAGAAGATAATGGTAGCACCCCTATTTTATAATCAAGGAGATCAAGAACTTTACAAACAATATCAATATCTTCCGCAAGAAAAATTTAGATTAGGTTTTACACAACCTACAACAATTACAGACGAAGAAAAAATTCAAACAAGTTTTGGAATACCTGCAACTAATGCTTTTACAGATGACGATGAAGATAGAGATGGAGCAGTAGGTTATTTTGAACCTTACACAGCAGCTTCATATCCATCAAACAATTTTATAACTAATAGATCTAGTATTGGAAACACTGGTTTTATTAGAGGAACAGAACCTAAAGAAACTTCTATGGATAAAATAGGGGGTTTAATTAAAACTGGAATAGGTATGGCAATTCCTGGAGGAAATTTTTTAACGGGTATAGCGGATAATTTTTCAAGAGAAAATAGATTAAACGCAGTTGACAATGCTTTTATCGATCAACAATTAGGCATAAAAGAACAATCTATGCATGGTGGTAATTTAGAAAATCAAGATAGATATGGACATAATAAAGTCAGTATGTTTGGTAATTACGCTGATTTAGTTACAGATTATGCAAACAAAGGTTTGGCTAAAAAACCAGAAGATAGAACAGATTTTGATAATTATTATATAGAAAAACAAATAGAACAAGACGAAGTAGAGGAACAAGTAGAATTTAATAATTTTATAAATCAAAGAATGGCCGCTAACAAAATTAGAGAATTACAAGAGAAAGGTATTGATCTTTATCCAGATGGTAGAGATATTCATGGTGGAGATGGTGCACCTACAACGAACACTACAACTACAAGTATAGGTGTATCTTTACATGGAGGTGACTCAGGATCAAATATTCCTGATAGAAATAGAGCAAGAGATAGAGGAAGAACTAGAGGCAAAGACGAAACAGGTCAAATTGGTGGTGCTCATCATTTTAGATATGGGGGACTAGTAAGTATATTATAATGGCAAGAATTGTACAATCATTAACAAGAGCAAGTAAAGAATATGAACAAAGAACATTTCAATCTTTAGTTAGAGATCTTGACGATGTTATAACAAAATTAAACACAACTTTCCAAGATGAAGTTAAACAGGAGATAGAAGCTAAAAGTTTCTTTTTAGAATAATGGCAGTAATAAACGAATATAAATTTAAAGGTATAGACAATAGCACAACAGGAGGAGCTTTAGTTCCTTTGGGAGCAGGCATACCTGGAGTTAATGAAACTATAATTATTAAGTCTCTTTTAGTAACATCTGCTGGTACACCAATTGTTACTGTTACAAACAACAGCATTACAGCTATAAAATCAGCAGCTTTAACTGCTAATGAAACTAAAGAATTATTAACACAACCACTAATAATTGAGGGCGGTAAATCTTTTACTGTTCAATCAAGCACAACTGATTCGTTTGATATCGCTATTAGTTATTTAAACATTAAAAAGGAGAAAACAGACTAATGAAAACTACAATAATAGATGGTCAAGAAGTACCTGTATTAGAAGCTACAGAAGTAATTACTACTTACAGGCATAAGGTAACAAATGAGGTTTTTAAAGACCAAAAATCATGGGAAGCTAAAGGTTATAAGCCAGAAGAAATGGCCCAAGACGTAAAAGTCCTCATGCCGAACCTTGATTTATTGGGAGAAACAAAGTAAAACGAGAGATTAAGGTAAAATTATGGCAATTTCTAGAATGCAAGAACCCAGACAACTCTATGGATTAGGTAGTATCGTTAAGAAAGCGGTACGAGGCGTTAAGAAAATAGTTAAAAGTCCGGTAGGTAAAATGGCTTTATTGGGTGGTTTAGGATTTGCAGCTAACGCAGGTATGCTACCTGGTGCATTTGGAAAAGGTTTTCTTACAGGAAAAAACGCTGGTTTATTTGCTCGTTTAAAAAGCCGTAAAGGAATGCTTGGTGGAATTGGTAATTTATTTAGACAAGGGGGCGATCCAACTAAAGGATTTAGTGCTGGTAGAATGTTATTAGGTGGCCTAGGTGCAACAGCAATCGCAGCTCCATTTTTTATGGGTGGCGGTGGTGAAGAAGAAGAAGAGATAACAGATGTTATTGATCCATCTGGAATTAGACAAAGTGCAGTAGATTTTTATAGAGGCACTGGTGGAAAAAATTTAGCATTTATGCCTCAAAGACAATTTGTTCAACCTAATTTCTATGCAGCTGAGGGCGGTAGAGCTGGTTATGCAAATGGCATGATAGTAGAAGAAGACGATGAAGAAGAAATTTTAAGATCACAAGCAGGTGCATCAAGAAGAATGCCTAGAGCTTTTTTACAAATGGGAGGCGGCGCAGCTGAACAACAAGCAGAACAAATGCTTATGGCAGAATATACTAAGTATAGAAATAAAGGTGGAACTATGACCTTTAAACAATTTGTACAAGCAGTCATGCAACAAGAACAAGATCAACAAACTATGATGGCAGCTGATGGTGGAAGAATAGGTAAACAAGAAGGTGGCATTATGGAAACTGAAGTAGCAGAAGAATTAATTAACATGGGTGGTCAAGAAAAAGATTACAGAGAAACTGGTGGATTTGTAGATTTAGGTAAAAAAGAAAGAGCCGATGATGTACCCGCTAGGTTATCTAAAAATGAGTTTGTATTTACAGCAGATGCTGTTAGAAATGCAGGAGGCGGCGATATAGATAAAGGCGCAGAAGTTATGCAAAATTTAATGGATAACTTAGAACAAGGTGGTGAAATTTCTGAAGAATCGCAAGGCTTAGAAGGAGCACAAGCAATGTATGATCAAATGCAACAACTCGAATCAAGGATGATATAATGGCTATTTCAGATTTTATAGAACCGGCAGTAAAAGATTTTGCAACACAAGCAACGGCTACATATTCCGCACCTATTAATACTAACGTATTTATGGGAACTGGAACAGGAGTAAATCCTTTTGTAGCTCAAGAAGATGCCTTACAAACTCAAGCTATTAATTTAGCACAACAAGGTGTTGGATCTTATGCACCATATTTACAAGCAGCAACTGCTGCACAAAATTTAGGGGCTGGACAAGTAGCAGGAGCTGCTGGAACCGTTGCTGGTTTAGGTGGTTTAACTGGACCACAAGCTTACCAACCTTTTATGTCTCCGTATCAACAACAAGTTATTGATGCTACTCTTAAAGAATATGATACACAAGGTGGTATTGGCGAACAAGCTATAAGAGATGCAGCAGTGGCATCAGGAAATTTTGGTGGTGGTAGAGAAGGAGCACAGTTAGGTCAGTATCAATCAGATAGATTAGCAGACAGAGCAGCGTTGCAAGCAAGTTTATTACAAGGTGGATTTCAAAATGCACAACAAGCAGCACAACAAGCTTTTGCTAACCAAGGTTCTATTGCAAATATGCAAACTGGTTTAGCTAATGTGTATAATCAACAAGCTCAGAATATGTATGGCTTATCTGATTTCGGTAGAACAGGAATGGGTCAAGATATTTCTGCACTAGGATCTCTTGGTGCGTTAAGACAAGGAATAGATCAAGCAAACTTAACAGCTAATCAACAAGCTTTACGAACAGCAGCTTACGAACCTTATGGAAGACTATCACAATATGGTAGTGCACTGACTGGAATAGCTGGCGGTATGGCAGCACCACAGTATGAACAACCTGCACCAGCAAGTCCATTTTCAACAGCATTACAAACTGCATTAGGTATTGGAGGACTGTTCGTTAAAAACCCATTTAGGACTTAATCATGAAGCCATTAAATAGACCAATGTTTAGATACGGCGGCCCTATTAAACAGGGTATCATGTCAGGAATTAGAGAATCTAAAAAGAATGGTGGTTCTATGAAAGCAGCTTTGGTTGGTAATCCGGTTTATCCTAAAACAGATGGTAGAGAACATCATTATGCTGTGGCTAGTTTAATACCAGCAGGTATTGCAGCTATAAGAACACTTGCCGGAAGAGCATTACCAGCAGTAGCAAATTTTTTTAGATCAAGAGCAGGTCAAGTTACAGGTGGTACAGGGGCTAGTAAATATGCTTCGCAAAGAATGGCGCCATTAACCACTAAAGAAAAAATAAAAGGATTTTTTCAAACAGCACCCGCAGGTAAGTTTATAGCTCAAGACCCTGCCCTTAAATTTATTACTGGTACTGGTGGCTTTGCAACTAAAGCTATTAAACCTACTGCTAGATTTATGTTTGGTTCTCCAACAGGATTAGCTTTAACTGCTTATGGTGGTAAACAAGCATACGACGCATTAAAATCAGATCCTACAGCAGACAAAGATGGAGACGGTATATCCGACATTAATAAAAAGAAAGGGGAAATAGGTATGCCAGAAAACCTAACCCTTGGCGGTGGAAAAGACATTGCTACTATACCACCAAAAGGTCCTTCAGCTTCCGAAATAGCAAAAGCAAGAATGGATGCCAATAAGAAAAAATATTATGAAATTATGGGTATAGATAAAATGGGTAGAGAAGCTACAGGTGATGCATTAATTAATGCAAGTAGAGCTATCAATGAATTAAATACTAGAGGTGTTGGATTAAAAGAAGGTTTAAAAACAGGTCAATT